AAATCTAAGGACGGTAAAGGTGGATGGGTCAACGTGGTTACAGGTGGAACTTGTGCAAGCGATGAACCAGGTGAGGGTACTCCAAAGTGCGTATCTTCTGCAAAGAGAGCGAGTATGAGTAAGAAAGAGAGATTATCTGCAGCGAGAAGAAAGAAAAGGGCAGATCCAAATCAGCAATCTAAAAGAGGTGCTGCAAAACCAACTTATGTTTCAACTGACAAACCTAAAAAGAAAAAGAAAATGAAAGAAGAATTTATCTCATTACCACTTCAACTTGAAGTTCCACAAAGTGACGGAGAGTTTAAGTTAGGTTTAATGTTCCGTGAAAGTTTGGAACAAGATCGTGGTATGCTCTTTGTGTTTGAGAATACTGATCAACATTCTTTTCATATGAAGAATACTTTCATACCTCTTGATATTGCTTTTATAAACGAAGAAGGTGTGATTGAAAGTATCAAAGAATTAGACCCAATGAACCCAGTTCCTGTATATCCTGATGGTGAGATAAGATATGCAATTGAAGTTAACCGTGGTTGGTTTGCAGAGAATGGTATAGAAGTAGGAGACATTATTTTAGAGGATACAGAAGAAACAGAAATAGATCTTAATGAAGTAAAAGATAAAAAAGGAAAGGGTAGTGGTACAAAAGATGCTTGCTACCATAAGGTAAAATCAAGATATTCAGTTTGGCCAAGTGCATATGCATCAGGTGCATTAGTTAAGTGTCGTAAGGTAGGTGCTGCAAACTGGGGTAACAGTCGTAAAGAAGAAGTAGAGTATGAAGTAAATGAAATGAAAAGCAATCCAGATTTTAAGGGAGTAGGTGCAACTAAAAAATCAAATCCAATTCCAGAAAGAACTAAAGGTAGTTTTGCTTATCCAATAAAATCAGTAGCAGTTCCTAAAAATGAGTCACCAAAGGAAAAAGAAAATAGAATAGCAAAGGCGAAACAGGGTGCTGAAGATACTAAAAAGGATATAGAAGCAGCTAAAAATGTAATGAAAACTGATGTTCCTGCATATGACTCAAGAGCAAAATCCCACTCAATTGTAGGTTCAACCAAATCTGGTGGTGTTTACAATTTTACTAGAGAAAGATTAGGTGCTATTAATAAAAAAACTGTGAAAACTGCAGGTAAAACAAATGAACATTATGATTGGAGAGAAACCTTAGATGAAAAGTGTTGGAAAGGATATGAAAAGAAAGGAATGAAAACAATGTTTGGTAAGAGGTATCCAAACTGCGTAAAAAAGTCCAAGAAGAAGAAGTAAAAGAAACTTCTTCTTTAGATGAAAAGAAAAAACTATCAGGTGGTAAAGATCCATTCAAGAAAAATCCTAGTTTAGTAGATCGAGCATTTGATAAATTAGAGGGTCTTATAAAAGTTAAAAAAGTAGATAAAGGTTTACCTACTGATGTAAATGAAAAGATGGTAGTGAAAAAGACTCCAAAAAATCCTAAAAATATGGCATTACCAAAGGGAGTAAAATCTCCTGTTGATTATACAAAATTGTATATGTCACAAGTATTAGATGGTGAAACAATAAATGAAAAAGCACTTAGTAAAAAGCAGCAAAGATTTTTTGGAATAGTTCGTGCTATTCAAAAAGGAGAGCAAGAACCAACTACACCTGAAACTGCAAAAGCAGCTGCAGATATGAAAAAGTCTGATGTTAAAAAATATGCATCTACTAAACATAAAAAATTGCCTGAGAAAATAGAAGAAAAACTTGACAAAGACGATAAACCATTTGTAAAAAAATTAGTTGGTAAACTCAGAAAGGGTTCTAAAACACACGCAAAGCAAGCAGATGATTTAGAAAAAGCAATGAATGAAAACATCACTGATTCTGAATTATTAATTCAGGATTGGAATAAAGATGATATTAAATTTACTGAGGTTGAAGCAATTGATATTATCAAACCAGAACCACTAAAACCATCTCCTTCAAATTGGAGAGAGGACTTAGGTGAGGATTGGCAAAAAGTAAATCGTAAAGATAAGACTGATGGATTGAGCAGAAAAGCAGTTAAGGCATATCGTCGTGAAAATCCTGGATCTAAATTACAAACCGCAGTAACAACTAAACCATCTAAATTAAAGAAAGGATCTAAATCTGCAAAGAGAAGATTATCATTCTGTAGAAGAATGAAAGGTATGAAGAAGAAACTTACATCTGCAAAGACAAGAAGAGATCCAGATTCAAGAATAAACAAGGCACTTAGAAGGTGGAACTGCTGATGAAAACATTTAAACAGTTGATGGAGGAATTACCACCACCAGTAACTCCAAAACAAATGGATGTTGTTAAATCTGACTTAAGATTTATTAGAACTCCTGATGTTATTAAAAAAGAAAATCAAAAATTTAGAAGTAAATATCCTTTTCCAAGTTCTTTTTTACCACTAGCAAAAAAGAAAACGAATAAGAATATAAAAACAGCATAAATAGTCAATAAAGTTTAGAATTATGTTAATTAAAGTCTTAGCAGCGGAGGGTAATTTATCATCTGCTTCAAATGTTGACTCAGCTACTGTGGTGAGACTTTACAATAATCACTCTGCAGCGTTACTCATAACAAGAAAAGATTCTGGTGGAAATACTATTGGTAGTTTGACTGTGAATAGTAAAGATACTGTACTTTTAGAAAAAGATTATACAGACACGTTAGAAGCAGCATCAAATGGTGCAACTTGTAAAGTAGTGAAGGTGGCATTTACTATTTCGTAATTTTTAAATGAGTGAAGTTTATCTTGGTAATCCCAATCTAAAAAAGGCAAATACTGCCATTGAATTTACTCAAGAGAATATTCTTGAGTTTTTAAAATGTAAAGACGATCCCGTATATTTTGCAAACAAATACATAAAGATTGTATCTCTGGATGAAGGATTAGTTCCTTTTCGGATGTATCCCTTTCAGAAAAAGTTAATTAGTAATTTCCATGAGAACCGTTTCAACATATGTAAGATGCCTCGGCAGACGGGTAAATCTACAACAGTTGTATCTTATCTCTTACATTACGCAGTTTTTAATGATAATATCAATATTGCTATATTGGCAAACAAAGCTTCTACCGCCCGTGATCTATTAGGTAGACTTCAATTAGCATATGAAAATTTACCAAGATGGATGCAACAAGGTATTATATCTTGGAACAAAGGATCACTAGAATTAGAAAACGGATCAAAAATATCAGCAAACTCTACATCATCATCTGCTGTTCGAGGTGGATCATACAACGTAATATTCCTTGATGAGTTTGCGTTTATTCCAAATCATATTGCAGATGATTTCTTTGCGTCTGTATATCCTACAATTTCATCTGGTCAAAAATCTAAAGTTATAATAGTATCTACACCACGAGGTATGAATCATTTCTACCGTATGTGGCATGATGCAGAAAGAGGGAAAAATGAATATAAACCAACTGATGTTCATTGGTCTGAAGTACCAGGTCGTGATGAAGCATGGAAAGAGCAAACAATCGCAAACACATCTGAGCAACAATTTAAAGTTGAGTTTGAATGTGAGTTTCTAGGATCTGTCAATACACTAATTAATCCATCAAAATTAAAAAACCTAGTATACGAGAATCCAATTCAAAAAAATGCAGGATTAGATGTGTATGAAGTACCTTTAAAAGATCACAATTATTTGATTACTGTTGACGTTGCTCGTGGGTTGGGTAATGATTATTCTGCATTTATAGTTTTCGATATTACAAACTTCCCTTACAAAGCAGTTGCAAAATATCGAAATAATGAAATCAAACCAATGTTATTTCCAAGTATTATTGATGATATTGGTAAAGCATATAATAAAGCATTCATATTATGTGAGGTAAATGATATTGGAGATCAAGTAGCATCCATTCTAAACTATGATTTAGAATATGATAATTTATTAATGTGTTCTCAAAGAGGTCGTGCAGGTCAGGTAGTTGGTGCTGGATTTAGTGGAAAAAGATCACAATTAGGAGTTAGAACTACACAAGCAGTTAAAAAATTAGGTTGTTCAAATCTAAAAACTTTATTAGAAGATGATAAGATACTTATAATCGACTATGATATCATATCTGAATTAACCACTTTTTCTCAAAAACATAACTCATTTGAAGCAGAAGAGGGATGTAATGATGATTTGGCGATGTGTCTTGTTATCTTTGCTTGGTTAGTTGCACAGGATTATTTTAAAGAAATGACTGATAATGATGTTAGAAAGAGAATATACGAAGAACAAAAAAATCAGATAGAGCAGGATATGGCACCTTTTGGTTTTATGTCTGATGGTTTAGATGATGAAAGTTTTGTTGATAGGGATGGGGATTTATGGAAAGTTGATGAGTATGGTGACAGATCTTATATGTGGGATTATATGTAATGGAATTAACTGCAAGCAACGTGATTAAATCATTATCTGAGATTGCTCCTTATATTGAAGCAGATGGTGGATTTGTTGAGTTTGTTGAAATAGAAGAAGAAACAAAGTTTGTAAAAGTAAGATTAGGTGGTGCTTGTACGAGTTGTGCGATGAGTGCTATGACTTTGAAACAAGGTATACAGAATAAGATATTTCAAGATATTCCAGATTGCAATGGAGTAATTCAAGTTCTGTAATGGATTTTGATGAACAATTAGAAGAAAGTCATTTTGTATTTACAGAAAGGAAATGTCGTGTTTGTGGTAAAACTAAAGATTTGATAGATGGATTTTACTTAATTAGAAAAAACAAAAGTATTCAATCATCATATTCATATGAATGTAAAACCTGCACTATTCAAAGAGTAAAAAGAAAGAAGAAGGTTGAGATAAAAAGATGGGAATATCCTGATTGGTAGTTCATGCACTGTTTCCCCGATGAAAAAGGGTATTTTAATAAATAATCTTAGAAAAAATTTCCTGAGATCGGA